ATCGAGGGACTCTGACCCATGGCAATCATCCGAGGCGAACAAGGTTCTGTTCAGTTCGACGCAGCTGGCAGCACTAACGCCACCATCGTTGGCACCCGCAGCTGGAGCCTGACCACTACCAAGGAAACCTTGGATGTCACCGATCATGGTGACACCTTCCGTTCCTTTGTTGGCAGCCTGATCTCCGGTTCCGGCACCGTCGAGCTGGTCTATGACCCCGACGCAACTGGTCAAGCTGGCTTCCTGGAAGATGTGTTGACCACTGCTGACCCAGCAGATGCCACCTTTGAGCTGTTTACTACCGGCAGCACCTCTGGCTCTGACGGCATCAGCTTCGCTGGCATCATCACCGACATGGAGATCAGCTCCACTGTTGGCGAACTGGTTGTTGTCAGCTGCAACTTCATCACCAGCGGCACCATTACCGGCAATCTTGAGTGATGAGGTGTAATATCAGAGCGATTAAATAGGCTCTGATGGCAGGCACCAAACGTACTGTGGATCTGCTGGTTGAGGCGTTTGACCTCAGCCAGCGCCGCAAGTTTGTTCTAAAGAACGCCGCAGGGCAGCCTGTGGTGGATCTTTATTTCCGTCCGATTACCCGCGCTGATCGGAAGAAAGCGCAATCGCTCGCTGGCACTGAAGAGGCGCTGGACATCAGCACCCAGATGCTGTGTCAGATGGCTGAGCTGCAAGATGGCAGCAAGGCTTTTGCTTCTGCTGATGCACCAAAGCTTCAGCGTCAGCTGCCTGAGTCTGTCCTGAACGAGCTTGAGCTGTTCCTGTTCGGGCTTGGCGAAGCTGAAGACCTCGAAGAAGTAAAAAACGACTAAAGCAGGACGACTGGCTCTACTTCGAGTTTTTCCTGTCCTGCGAGCTTGGCATGACAGTTAGCCGTCTACGGAGCGAGCTGACTGATGCCGAGTTTGTCCATTACGCCGCCTACTTTGAGGTAAAAGGCGAGAGAGAGAAAAGGGAGATGGAACGCGCCAAGATGCAGCGCCGGTAGCATGGCTTTATGGCGGGGTAACCAGTGGCACAATCAAACGTCCGGCTAACAGTTGATGGGCGGCAACCGCTCCAGGTAATCGCCAAGATTAGACAGGCTGTTGCCGGGCTGGACGCAGGATATAAAAAGCTTCAGGCGAGCGCTAATCAAGCTGGAGCCGCTGCGCGTCGGTTTGCTAGCGACATAGAAAGGCAGACGCGGGCGCTTAGGGAGCAAACAAAAGGGGTCCAGGGGCTCGTTGGAGCGTATGCAGGATTCCGCACCTTACAAGGAACTATTACCGCTGCTGTAGAACTTGAGAGCGCACAAAAAAGAGCAGAACTTTTAACGCAACGCTTCTCTCAGCTGTCAGGTATTCAGGTTGTCGCGGCTCAATCAGCTGAGAAGTTCCGCCTAGCTCAAAGCGACACGTTAGTTTCCCTGATTGACCTAGGCAACCGCCTTGGTCCGCAGGGTGCGAGTCTTGCGGAGATCAAGGATGTCTATGAAGGCTTCAATACCATCCTTGCGATTAACAAGGTCACTACTCAAGAGGCGGCTTCGGCGCAGCTACAGCTAAACCAGGCATTAGGCTCGGGAAGGCTTGCTGGCGACGAGTTCCGCTCTGTTAACGAAGCGACCCCACAGGTTATTGATGCGGTCGCCAAGATCCTTAAGGTTGCTCGCGGAGAGGTTAAAGATCTCGCCGCCGAGGGCAAGGTTACTGCGCCAGTCCTAATCCAGGCGCTGCAAAACATTAAAAAGGAAGGCGCAGACGAACTTGAGAAATCTTTTAATAGCACCGCAGGCAGGCTGAGAGAGTTCCAAAAGGCGCAAAAGGAACTTGCTCAGGCGGTAGGCACAGAATTGCTCCCGGCATTTACGCCGCTGATCAGAGCTCTTACGTCAATCATTAAGGGATTCCTTGATCTACCTGGTCCAGTTAAAGCATTTACGGGTGCGATCGTAGGTCTTACGGCATCATTTATTGCTCTTGCTCCAGCCATCCGCGTCATCATCCCGCTACTTAGGGCATTAGGAGCTGCAAAACTGCTGGCGGCTGGTCCCTGGGTTGCAGCGGCAGCTGGTGTCGCAGCGCTGACTATTTATCTGACTCAGGCAACAACTGCATCACAACGTTTCCAAGAGGGAGTTGAAAACGGCAGCATTACTGTCGAAGAGGGCAGAAAGAAGGTTAAGCAATACGCCGATGAGCTGGCCAAGCTTGAAGTACGGCTGGCAACAGCTAGAGGTCCAAAAGCACAGAAGGCTCTTAGAGCTCAGATAACAGCAAAAAACAGAGAGATTAAAGCGTTAACGGAGGCGATTACTGGCATTGAGAGCAAAGTTGATCCGAGCGTCGCTGGCATCTCGGGCGTTGCTGGAGCTGGGGGCAAGAAGGGCAAAGCCAAGAAAGAGCGGGAGAGCCGGGTGCCAGAGCTTACCCGTGAACTAGGACTGCTTCGCTCGCAAGGTGATTTGCAGGCAAGGATTGCGGAAGCGGAGATTGCCAAGAATGAAAATGAAATCATCCGTCTTAACGGAATCCAACGTGGCGTCGAGCTACTTCACGAGGCTGCCGCGATTCAAGCCAGCGATGTGCCGCAGGCAGAGAAAAAGCTACAGCTAGCAGCCGTTGAGGAAAAGCTTAACCAGAGCAAATACCAGACGCTGAAAGAACTTGCTGCTCTTGATCTTCAGCAACGGCAGACAGGAATTGATCGCCTGCAAGATTTAAACGATGAGCAGGAGCTGCTCAAGGCAAGGCTGAATGGCAATGAAGCCGAGGTAATTCTTAAGCAGCAGATCCGGGATATCATGAAAAACACGAAAGGGCTTTCGGAAGAGGATGTCCGCCTTAAGCTTGAATCAATAAATGCCGATAAAAAACGGCTTGAAGAGGCTGAACAATTAAAGCAGCTTTATAGCGACATCGGGATGTCGATTAAGTCTGGAGTAGTTGAGGCTATAACATCGGCGGTTGAGGGGACCAAAACGCTCGGGGAGGTTGCTGGAAGCGTTCTTAAGAATATTGCAAACAAGCTTTTAGATGTTGCTATTAACTTTGCGTTATTTGGCGCGTTAAGCGGCACGGGTTCGGGCGGCGGCTTGCTAGGCGGGTTGTTTAAGGGACGTGCTACTGGTGGGACTGTTACCGGAGGGAAGCCTTATGTCGTTGGCGAGCGTGGTCCTGAGCTGTTTATGCCAGGACGCAGCGGTAGCATCATCCCGAACAACGCAATGGGTGGCGCCAACGTCACCGTGAACGTCGATGCCAGCGGCAGTAACGTAGAGGGCAACGCCGATCAAGCAAATCAGCTTGGCAAGGCAATCGGTCTTGCAGTTCAGCAAGAACTGATCAAACAGAAACGCCCCGGTGGTTTGTTGGCTGGAGTCTGATGGCTGTCTTCCCTTCGATTAACCCGACCTACGGCGTTCAGAAGAGCAGTGCTCCTGTCGTCCGCACAGTCCGCTACGGGGACGGCTACGAGCAGCGCCTGACCTACGGGCTCAATCAAAACCCTAAGGTCTACAACCTGACCTTTGAGGTATCGGAAACAGACGCCGACACCATCGAAACGTTCCTTGATGCTCGCGCTGCTGATAACGAAAGCTTCGACTTCACACCACCTGGCGAAGGATCAAGCTCCAAGTTTGTTTGCGAGAGCTGGAGCAAGTCGATCCCATACTTAAACCGCGCCACGATCCAAGCCACCTTCCGCCAAGTATTTGAACCCTGATGGCGTATACAGCTTGGGCTAGCTCTACTGCTTACAGCGTTGGCAACATTGTCCGCGCCAGTACGCTTCAAGCCAGCGGTCTGGTCTTCCGCTGTACGACTGCTGGCACGTCAGGCGGCAGCGAACCAGCTTGGGGTACTGATATTGGCAGCACGATCACCGATGGCACGGTGGTCTGGACAGCAGTCGCTAGTTCCTATGAAGAGCTGGCGGAGATTGCCCCAAGCGCAATCATCGAGCTGTTTGAAATGACGCTTGATTTTGATCTACACGGCAGCACTGACACCTACAGATGGCACAACGGCGCAAATGCCGACGTAAGCGGCAACATCGTCTGGAACGGCAACACCTACACAAGGCTGCCAATTCAGGCTGACGGTTTTGACTACAGCAACACTGGATCACTGCCACGTCCAACGCTGACCGTTAGCAACCTGGATTCGACGATAACCACCCTGCTAATTCTGGTCAATGCGAAAACGGCAGGGAATGACCTTGGTGGTGCAACGGTCAAGCGCATCCGCACACTTAAGAAATACCTAGACGGTGAAGCTGCTGCTGATCCCCACGCCAAGTTTCCCGATGAAGTTTGGTACGTTGACCGTAAGGCAAGCGAAAACCGCGACGCCGTAAGTTTTGAGCTAGCTAGCAAGTTTGATTTGGCTGGTGTGATGCTGCCCAAGCGGCAGTTAATCGCCAACGTTTGCCAGTGGAAGTATCGCGGCGATGAATGCGGTTACACCGGCACGCGCTATTTCAACACTAACGATGGCGCTGAGACCACGCTGGCAAATGACGTATGCGGCAAGCGTCTTAGTAGCTGTGAGTTGCGTTTCGGCCAGGTAAGTTACACCGGCAGCGTAACTGTCGGCAGCAATCAACTGGTTTTGTCTAGCGGTTTCAATATTGCATCCGGCGATTCTGTTAAAGGGTTTGCAGTGCCATCTGGCACCACGGTCTCAAGTGTTAGCGACAACACGGTAACGATGAGCGCTAATGCAACAGCTAGCAGCCCTGTATCTATATCTGGAACGCTTCAGTCGCCCGACACAAGCAAAATCGTCGTTGCTAACACAACTGGATTACAAGTCGGAATGATTGTCACTGGAACGTATTTAGCACCTGAGGGCGCAACGATTACTGATATTACGGGCACCACCTTAACGATGGGCAGGGCTGCATACCCTGACGGAATCTATGAAAAACTCGATACTTTAACTCTTGAGCCTGTATTCCGTCGCTTCGGTCGGCGTTATGTGCATCAAGGCAACAGAATATTAACTCTTGGCGGTTTTACGCCCAGTGTTGGCGACATCCTGGTGAGCAAGTACTCCCCGCTTTCCAAGCAAATTAAAGTCACGTCTGTCGGCTCAGATTCTTATTTTAGTGGCACTATTGTACGAACGAAGACGTACAACATTTTTAACTCGTACTCCTCAAGCACATCTGAGGACAGGCTGAATATCTCCTACAACGACAAAGAGAGCTTCACTGCAACTTTCTACCGCGAGCGTGTTTTTTCGGCTCAAACTTACACCTTCACCGCTCCCGATGATGAATATACGTTCCGCACTGATGTTGGCTTACCTTATGGGTCATTCCCTGGAGTTGGACTGACTCAGTGAAGCTAACACCAGCTCTACAGCAGCAAATCCTGGAGCACGCCAAGGCGGAGTTTCCGCGTGAAGCCTGCGGTTTGGTTGCGGTGGTCAAAGGTCGCCGCCGTTATTTTCCTTGCCGCAATATCGCTGATACGCCAGACGAGCACTTCATCCTCGACCCAGCGGATTATGCCGCGACAGAAGACAAGGGCGAAATTGTCGCCGTCATCCACAGTCATCCCACGACTAACCACAACCCGTCACAGGCTGATCGGGTGGCGTGTGAAAAGTCTGGGCTGCCTTGGCACATCGTCAACCCACTAACTGAACAATGGGGATACTGCGAGCCAGCAGGATTTGAGCTGCCCTATGTCGGGCGCAAGTTCAGCTTTGGCGTAGTGGATTGCTACAGCCTGTGCCGTGACTGGTACGGACGCGAGTTTGGTCTGAAGCTGCGCGACTATCCGCGCCGCGACAAATTCTGGTTGCGTGGCGAGAATCTATATCTAGACAATTTTGCTAGCGAAGGATTCAGGGCAATCCCACTAGAAGAGCTGCAATACGGCGACATGATCCTGATGCAACTGGAGTCACCGCTGCCAAATCATGCGGCGATTTACTTAGGAGATCAGCAGATTCTTCATCACCTTCAGGGGCGGCTCAGTAGCAGGGACATCTACGGCGGTTACTATTGGAAGAGCACCGCCAAGGCACTGCGGCATGAAAGTCGTTAAGGTCTACGGCGCACTCCGCAAAAAGCTGGGGCAGTGCCGTTTCGAGTTTGAAGCCGATACACCAGCGCAAGCACTTAAGGCATTGTGCGTCAATTTTCCTTGGCTGACGAAATGGCTGCTGGATAGCGAGCGCGATGGCGTCAGCTACCGGGTGACGATGGGCAAGGAAAAACTGAGCGATCAAACGGCTAGCGCGTTAGCACTGCCTTGGAGTGAAAAGGAAGTTTTCAGCATCACACCGATGGTTGCAGGTGCGGGACGTGGTGCGGCGCAGATCGGCATTGGCTTGGGTCTGATTGCCTTGGCAATTGTTAATCCGTTTGGCGCGGCAGCTATTGGCACGTTTGGTTCTTCGATAGGAGCAATTTCCGTTTCTACAGCGGTAGGCGTTATCGGTGCGTCTCTTGTTCTTGGTGGCATCGCTCAAGCCATCTCCCCGGCACCTGCAATCAGTTCACTGGAACGCGGGAAAGAAGCAGCACGGCTCGAATCCTTTAGCTTTAGCGGGATTGTCAACACCAGTCAGCAGGGCTTGCCAGTGCCCATTGCCTACGGGCGTGTTTTCACTGGTTCTGGTGTGCTGTCTAGCGCCCTTGACGTTGATCAACTGAAATGACTGAACTTCGTGGTGCTGGCGGCGGCGGTGGCGGCGGCAAAGGCGGCGGTGGCAATGCTGGTGGTAGCACGCCATCAGAAGCATCTGACAGTCTGCAATCGGTTCAGTTTGGCACTGTTTTAGATCTAATCAGCGAAGGCGAAATTCAAGGAATTGAAGGCGGCTTAAAAGGTATTTACCTGGACAACACCCCAATCCAGGACAGCAATGGAAATGATAATTTTACTGGTTACACCGTTGTTACGCGCAATGGCACTCAGGGGCAAACATATATTCCAGGTCTGAATGGCACGCAGCGAGAAAAGCTGGTCAACGCTGAATTTACTAAGTCTACTTCCGTAACTCGTCAAATTACTGATAATGATGTTGACCGCTTAAGGATTACTGTTCAGCTTCCTGCATTGCAGGAGTTTCAAAGTGACGGCGACATTGAAGGCAGCTCAGTTCAAATCAAAGTACAGATTCAGTACGACGGTGGCGGTTTTGTCGATGCTTTTACAGACACGATCAGCGGCAAAAGCAGCAACGTTTACAAGCGTGACTACATGGTGGAGCTAACCGGAGATTTTCCGGTTGATGTCCGCTTGGTGCGTCTAAGCGATGATCCAGACACTGCCAGGCTGCAAAACGATACTTACTGGTACAGCTACACCGAAATCATCGACGAGCGCTTGCGCTACCCCAACAGCGCGTTGGCGTTTTTGCGTTTTGATTCTCGTCAATTCAGTGGTATTCCCAGGCGTAAATATCTCGTTCGCGGCATTAAGGTCAAGATCCCGAGCAACGCGACAGTCGATACCACCACCTATCCCGGCAGGATCACCTATTCGGGCGTCTGGGATGGGACGTTTCAGGCGGCAACTTGGACCAACGATCCAGCCTGGTGTTTATACGATTTGCTGATCAATACCCGCTATGGGGCGTCGATCCCTGAGTCGTCACTGGATAAGTACGACTTCTATTCGATCAGCCAGTATTGCAACGCTCTAGTCAACGACGGCAAGAACGGTCAGGAGCCACGCTTTAGCTGCAACCTGCTGCTGAATAGCCGAGACGAAGTGTATAACGTCATCCAAGAGATGACTAGCTTGTTCCGTGGTATTGCGTATTACGGCGCAGGATCACTGGTTCTGCAGCAGGATAAGCCAAGCGATTCTCAATATCTGCTTGGTCCGAGCAACGTTGTAGACGGCATCTTCAATTATTCGGGCACATCACAAAAGACGCGGCACACGACTGCAACGGTTGCTTACCAGAGATACGACACCCAAGGCGAAGTTGCCTACGAATACGTCGAAGACCAGTACGCCGTTAAAAAATACGGCGTTATTAATAAAGACATCAAGGCGCTGGGTTGCTACAGCCAAGGTCAGGCGCACCGCGCAGGTAAATGGGCTCTGCTGTCGGAGCAAAACCTAACGGAAACCGTCACATTCTCGGTTTCGATTGATAGCGGCATCATTCTGCGCCCCGGAATGGTGATCGACATTGCCGATCCGCTCCGTGGTGCTACGCGCCGCAGTGGTCGCATCAGCAGCGCAACAACCACCGTCATCACCGTTGATAGCGACACCAACCTGTCAGTCAACCTGTCGAACAGCCCAACGCTTTCGGTGATGATGCCGACGGGGCTGGTGGAAACCAAAACCATCAGCAGCATCAGCGGCACCGCGATTACGGTCAGCAGTGCATTTAGCGAAGCACCCAACGCCAACGCTGTCTGGCTGATTCAGACCACCGATATTCAGTCCCAACAATTCCGGGTGCTTAACGTTGCCGAATCTGGCGACGGCATATACGGCGTCACCGCACTGGCTTACAACGCTTCACTTTATGACTCGATCGAATCTGACCTGAAGCTGCAGCCAAGAGTTATTTCCAATCTCTCCGACAAGCCTGATGCAGTCGATAATATTACAGGCAATGAATATCTCTACGTTGACGGCCAAAGTGTTCTAACGGCGTTTGATCTTACCTGGCAACACAACGGACTGCGTACCATTGAGTATCGCGTACAGTATCGGATCGACAACGATAACATTCAGACGGTCGTAACTAGCAACAAATCAATAACGCTAAGAAGTTTGCGTGCTGGCACGTTAAAGCTGCAAATTCAAGCCTTTAATTATCTCAACAAGTCCAGCGATACCACAGCAGTTGAGATTGAGCTGGCTGGTAAAACTGCCATTCCGTTTGACGTTAGCGGTTTAACGCTGGAGCCAATCAACGAAAATAGTGCTCGTTTGAAATGGGATCAGGCAACAGAGCTGGACGTAAGGGTTGGCGGTCGTGTTCATATTCGGCATAGCTCGCTAACCAACGGAACAGCTACATGGAGCAATGCAGTCGATCTGATTAGCGCAGTTTCTGGTGCAACAGATGAAGTCGTTGTCCCGCTTATTGAAGGTGAGATATTTGTCAAATTTGAGGATGACGGGGGACGCCTTAGCGCCAACGCCACCAGCGTTCTGGTTGACCTGCCGGAAACGATCGCCAAAATTTCTGTCCAGCAACGCCGTGAGGATGCAGATACACCACCGTTCCAGGGCACTAAAACTGATGTTTTCTACAGCTATGACCTTGATGCGTTGCTGCTTGATGTTGATGGACCAGACATTGACAGCTTTGCTGATTTTGATGCGATCCCAGATTTTGACTTCAACGGCGATGTATTAACTAGCGGCGAGTATGAGTTTGCCAGCGTTCTTGACCTTGGCGCTGTCTTTGCTACTGATTTCAATCGTTATTTCGTCACTGAAGGTTTTTACCCGAATGACCTGATTGACTCGCGTATTGGCAACGTCGATTCTTGGACGGATTGGGATGGATCCACGATTGATCAGGTCAACGCAAAACTGTATTTGCGGGCTACGAATGATGATCCTGCTGGGACGCCAACCTACGGCGAATGGCAGGAATTTAAGAGTGGCACATACAAGGGTCGCGCCTTCCAATTCAAAGCGCTACTCGAAAGCTTTGACCCAGGGCAGAACATCCTGATCAATGAAATTGGCTACAACACCAGCTTCAAGGGACGGCAGGAGCAGAGCAACGGCTATGTGGCTAGCGGCACAAGCACCAAGCGCGTGGACTTCAACAACGCATTTTTCACTGGAGCAGCCAGCCTTGGCAATCTGAACCAGTTCCTTCCGAGCATCGGGATCACGGTGCAGAACCTTGCATCTGACGAAAGGGTCAACATCAGCAACATCTCAGGCACGGGCTTCGATGTGGACGTTTTGGACAGCGGAGATAGCAACGTGGATCGTAATTTCACATGGACTGCTGCTGGTTATGGCCGAGGGGTCTAAAGTGGGTTAAATGCTGTTCCAAAGCGGACTGACACATGGCAACCCATGATTATGTAATTGCCAACGGCTCTGGCGGCGCAGTTCGTAGTGACCTGAACAATGCGCTAGCGGCAATCGTCAGCAATAACAGCAGCGCAACTGAACCGACCACGACCTATGCCTACATGTGGTGGGCGGACACTACGTCTGGTCAGCTGAAGCTGAGGAATGGTGCTGACAGTGCTTGGGTTGTAATCCGCGAGCTTGACGGCACGATGCTGATGGAGAGCGGCACGGCTGGTGCGCCGGGTCTTGCTTTCGCGTCTGACCTTGATACTGGTATTTACAGCCCTGGCGCAAACCAACTAGCCATCTCGACTAATGGGGTTGGGCGGTTAGCTGTTGCTGCGAATGGGAATATCGGTGTGGGAACAGTGAATCCAACCACAAGCCTACATATTCGGACAACTGGTACACCACTTTTTCGCATCCAAGATGACGACGGAACTGCTCAATATTCTGATTTTTACAACTCTGCAGGACAAACGTACTACAACGCAGTTAATGGAGCTGGCGTAAAAGGTGCTCATGTCTTTTTCCAGGCAGGTACAGAAGCAGCCCGCATAGATACAAGTGGCCGCTTAGGTCTGGGGACTAGTAGTCCTACTAGTTCGTTACACGTTTTTAATCCTACTGCTGATGTCGTATTAAAGGTCGAATCTGGCGACTCAATTTCAAGGATTGAGCTTAAAGATAGCATTGCTTCTAACTATATTTCAACTGTTGGAACAAACTTAGACTTTGCTATAAATGGCGTTGCCGCAGCAATGCGCATCACATCGGCAGGCAACGTAGGGATTGGCACTACGAGTCCTACTGATCCCTTAAACATCTCAAGTGCTACCAATCAGATTGGGTTAGATACAGGTAATCAAGCGGTGTATGGCACCCTTGATATTGGACATTTTGCAAGCGGAGCTTTTATAGGAACTCAGGCAGGCTCAAACGGAGGTTCTGATCTTTTGCGATTTGGAACTAGTGGTACCGAACGCGCCCGCATCACAAGCGATGCAGAAGTTCTTATTGGTACAACTGATCCAATTCAACCAACAACTAGCACACAAAACGGCGTCGAGATAAATGCAGACGCCAAGCGAATTAAAGCAAGCCGCGATGGTGGCCCACCTTTAACGCTGCAACGAACCAGCAGCGATGGAGACATTGCCGACTTTTATAGAGACACAACTCTGGTTGGCAGCATTTCAGTCACCACATCTGCAACTGCTTACAACACATCTTCTGATTACCGCCTAAAGGAAAACGTTGTTGCACTGACTGGTGCTGCTGATCGCGTCAACCAGCTTCAGGTTCATCGCTTTAACTTCATTGCTGATCCTGATACGACAGTTGATGGTTTCCTTGCTCACGAAGCGCAAGCCGTTGTCCCAGAAGCTGTCACTGGTGCACACGACGAAGTTGATGCTGATGGCAATCCGGTTTACCAAGGCATCGACCAATCCAAGTTGGTGCCGCTGCTGACGGCTGCTCTGCAGGAAGCATTGGCTGAGATCGAATCGCTCAAGGCTCGTGTTACTGCGCTAGAGCCATAAGTCCTACTCACATCGAGGTCTAGCTCGGCATTAAATAGCCCCAGACAATTAAGCCTGGGGCAACAGCCGACACCGTAGCGCCACTGGGTGAACCATTAGTCTACTTGACATGGTGGTAATGTGGTAGGGCAGCGGTGCGTCAACACCCTGCCCCTGGCCACAGTTCCCTAGAAACCATGACCCAGAAAGATTACAAGCTTGAGCTGCTCGCGGCAATCGAAAGCAGCAAAGACAAAGACGCCCTCACTGTGACTCGTGCGTTCATGGCACAAAAAGCATTGGATGATCTATACGAAAACAATGCCGATGGCATGAAGCGTCTTGCCAACTCGTAGTCATTACCACTAAAAGCTTTAACTTAAATAATTAAAGTTTTCTCGTGACCAACGCGGCATTTGGGATCTACCCAGATCTCGAATCCCGCGTTTTTTGCGTCAATACAAAATGCAACATCTTCTGAACACAAGTCCTGAACATTGTTTTCCATATAACGCATTCGTGGTGCAAACCAAGGATACTCAAGTTTTTCAAATACTCCTTTCTTAATTAATACCCAACCAAAACCGATGTAATCTGCCTTGAATGATTTGTTTTTATTCTCCATGTCTTTGGCGGTTAAAAATTGAAACGACCCTGTTTGATTAAAAGTTGTATCCTCTGCAGTTTCAGTGATTGGAGTAAAGTTTGAACCATCAGCAGCAACTGATGGCTGTGCATACCAGCCAGACGCAATATCTTTATTCATGTCAAGCAATTCAACAAATTGTTTCTGGGTAAATACAATGTCAGAATCTATCCACATCAAGTAGTCGTATTTGATTTTTCCATCAAAAGGCACCTGATTCTTGCCGCGCATGACATCAGCACCAAGACATTTGCATCTAGAGACATTGACAATTGGTAAATACTGAACAGAAAGCTTGAAGTTGCCGCCGTTGGCAGAGACAAAAGACAGCAGCTCAATAAAACTCAGCATG